AAGCCTGTGAAGTTTGGCGCGTTGCCGTCGCCGTTAAAGAATTGCTTGTCTTCTGTTTCAGCAAGTGCACGACCAAGGCCATTGATCACATAATCTAAAAACGCTGGTGTTGCATCTTGCAATTGCTCTTCAGACACGATCGCACCAGCAACGATTTTCTTTGCTGTCATTGCAGTTGCTGTAAAGAAGGATGTTGAGTCAGTAAGTGTTAATCCAGAACCTTCGGCAACCACTGCGCCTGTGAACGCTCCAGAGCTTACCAAGTTTTCAGTTTTGCCACGCATTGGGTAAATTTTTGCAAGTGCTCTAGCATATCCGAAACGATCCGCAAAATTCATAATTTCTTCGATCCAGAATTGTGGAACCGCCGCTCCGCCTTGTGTTGCTGTACCTGTGTTGAAGTTTGCACGTGTTACATACTTTTCGTTTGCCTTTCTTGCAATATCGTCCGCTGCGCCTTCACGTCCTTTGTGCACTGCTAAAATGTAATCTGCAATTACGCGCGCTTGATCACGACGTGAATCGTGATCTGCTTTGATTCTTACGTACCCGTTCGAATTGCCTTGCACGTTTATAGGGTTTGAAGCTCTTAATGTGTCTTGAACTTTTCTGTTTACAACTTCTTTTAGTTGTTCTGGTGTTACTATTAAATTTTCCATTTTTAAAATTTTCCTTTATTGATTTAGATTAAATTCATTATTTCGTCAGTTGACAATTTTGTCAACGGCTTGATGTTTATTGACCTTGCGCCTTCGCTTACAATTGCTTTATTTATTATTTTATATCCGTCTTGGATCATGCTTAAGCCTTGGCCAATTTGCGCTTGTGTTGAAGCCGCAATCTTTTTGCCTACTCTTTGCACGGGTGCTTGCACGCTGGCTGTTGCAACTTCTGGAGCTACCTCTGGAGTTGGCTCTTCGGCTTCTGTTGGTGCAACTTCTGGTGCGTTGCCGTTCAATACTAAGAGCATCGCTTCGGCTGCTGCCATGGTGCCAGCTTCGGCTGCTGCTGCTGCTTCTTCTTCTGCAATGCCTAGCTCATCACGTAAGTAAGTGAGGGCGGCGTCTTGCAATATCGGAAGGAAGTTATCTGTTATTGCTTGTGTTTGTTCAGGGGTTAACATTCTGTAAACCTTTTTAAGTTTGTTGAAAATTGTTTCTAATTTAAGTTTGATTGATTTCTTTATTAAAGCCTCTCGATTTGCTGGTATTGAAACCACACTGAATTCAACTAATTCAGACTTTGTATATACGGTAACTGTTTTGCCGTCAATTGTTTGCTCTTCGCTTTCAATTGGTATAATACCAACCGACACGGCTCGCACGTAACCAGCCGCAACCAAGTCCGCAACCTCGCAAGCCTCTTCTGTTATTCGATGAAATTGCAAAGTAGCTTCTAAGTTTTCGCCGTTCATCATGAAACCTAAGCATTTGCCAATTGGCCAATCGTCGGAATCATGTTGCGCCAAAACAATCGGATTGTTTAAATATGCTGTGTAATCGATACCGCTTGGAACTATGATTGTTCCATAGCGGTCGACTTCTGGAGTGCTCACAACAAACGTGTATATGTCTTCAATTGTTGCTTCTTGTCCGTAATAATCTTTTTTTATAAGATCAAATTCTCTTTTTATTATATTCATTTTATATCTCTATAGGAAATAATTGACATCTACAATTTACTGCATTCGATGCGCTCAAGCCTTCACCTAATGGCCGTGGTGCTTTCTCAACCGTGGTTGATATTATGTTTCCTTCTTTGTCTTTTTTCTCTGTGATTACATCAAAGTACCCGTCTTCGCCTTGTGTTTGCCCTTCCATCGCAGCATGGCTTGGACGCACACGACCATCCCTTTGTGTTAACCAGACCATCTTATAGCCTTGCCCCTTGTACACACTGTATTGCATTCCGCTTGTGACATTGGCGGCGGTTGTGTTTGCAATCATATTAACACGGCTTGTTTTTAGGCTTGCAAATTGATCTGTAAGTATTTGTTTTAATTCAGCACTTGTCTTGCTTGCATTTGCTGTTAAAGTAGCTTGCACTTCGTTCCTAATTGTTCCAATTGAATCGGAAATTTTTTCACTGTTTTGATTTACAAGTGCTGTAATTTCTTGCCCTGTTTGGCTTGACAAATCATCAATCCCAAGACTTAGATCAATTAGCAATTTTTGTTGAACTCTGTCGCAAGCTTCTTGAATTGTGGCATTATATAAGTCAAGTTGTTCATTGGTAACATCGAGAGTAGTTGTGCTTATTCCATTATTTCTTATAATATCAAAAGTTTGATTTTCAAGTGTATTTATCATGCTTGTAACAACAACCTTCAATTCATTTTCTGTCGAAGTTGTAAGTGCGTCGTAATTACGCCAAAACAAATCTTTTGCATTGGCTGTGACTAAATTAAAACTTCTATTTGTACTAGAAATAGGCAGAGAAAGTTTTTGCAAATCATTTGCATTTGCACTTAATGGCACGTAACCACTTGCAATAAGCGCAACATTACCGCCTTCAATTGCATCGTACCCACGTTCTTTTCTTGAATCATTGATTGTCTTGATTCCCCACTTCAATTCAAACTCTTCTTTTTTCATGTCAAGTTCTGGATCCGCATACGCATACGGAACGGGCTCGATTAAAATGTCTTCTTCAAAGCGTCTAAAATGCCTGGTAAATTCTTCGGCAATGTATATTGCTTCTGGATCAATTGTGTTCTGTCTAAAGATTGCGAATTGCACTTCGGCAGTTGCCCTGTTTTGGAATTCACCTGTAAGCATTCCTGGTGGCACGCCAAAGACTTGCGCAATTTGCGAGCGTGTGTCAGCACTAACAGAATCGTAGTTCACACCAAGCTCGCTTTTAGGTGGTAATTGCAATTGCATACCACCCCCAAGCAAAGCACGCAACTTGTAATCTGGCAGTTCTTCATTCCAAGATGCTTTGAGCTTATGCCACTCTTCAATATCAAACCTTTCTGGGAATGTTGCAATCAAAGGTGGCACGGCATTATTTGCAAAAAGCCTGTGTAAATATTCACTTACTTCAACATCGATATTCGCATAATCCAAACAAGCGGAAACCAAGCCAACGCCAAAGATATTCATTCCAACAATCTCATCTGGCCTTGCACCAGGATGAACTCTTGCTAAGTGGATCATTTCATTTTCTGGTATTGGTATTACGCCCTCTGAAACGCTTTGATACGTATACCCTTGTATAAAGTTATCCCCACCCATAACAACACGCACACGAGTTGGATTCAATACCCACATTTGAAGCGGTACTTTATAGCCAATTGTTGGCGTCCATATAAAAGCATTGCCGTTTATTGATAACCAATTTTCGATAAAGCTGAAAACCTGTGAGCGTGTAAAATACGGATTCGGATTTGCAATTAAATGCGCCGCCCAGTTATCATTGCCAACTTCAGACTTTGTAAAGTTGTGCTCTTTGAACGTGTTGAATCGAATTGCACTTAATGCGTTCGCCCTGTGTTGCAAACAAGCAAACACCGTGCCACGCAAACTCATTGAAAGCTCGTTCCCTGTTGGTATTGCAGTTACTTGCCTGTAAGAAGAACTTGATTGATAAGGGCGTTGCAACCTTTTGCCACTTGGTAAAATGGCATTTGAAATCCTTTGTCTGATATCGTCAAGTAAGCTCATACGTATATACTCGGAGTTTTGCGAATAGCATTAAACGCATGACTTAATGCGTCTATATAATCGTCGTGCCTATCTTGTGGCGTTCCTGTAAAGCTCAACAGTTCATCTGTGAATTCTGGATCTAAGTGGCTAACATGATACACAAGCCCTTGTTCGTACCTTGCTTCAACTGGTTGAAACCGTGTAATTTTGTCACGGGTTGAATGCACACCAACAACATTCATTCGTGTGTTCCTTTTCAGCTCTTGCACCATATACGCTTGCGCTTGGTTTGATTCGACCGCAACGACTCTGGCCTGCCACTTTGATTCCATTGCAATAATTTCGGAGCCAATCTCGACAAAGCTCCACCGCCCTCTTTTTGCATCAACGATCACAATCTCACCTTGTGCAGTCGTGCCAATTGTAATGATCGCCGTATAATCTGCAGTTTCTTTTTGTGAGATCGCAAGATCGACACCAATATAATAAGCCGTGATTTGTTT